AAATTATCCCTATGCGTTTGTGGATACGATGGTGGCAAACATTTGCCCCAACAACCCAGAGGTCACAGTAAACGCTCGACGCAAGCATCTCCACGAGCCTGCGAAATATCGCGAGGCTTTGATCAACGATACCTTTCGTCGTTCCAGGACACACCGAACCCTCTGGCGTGCTGCCACGATGGCGAGTGTTTACCCTCGATCTTTCACTAAAGCAGTTTGGAACTTCCGTAAGGCTGCACCAGATTTTCTTGTAGTAGACCTTCGCCATGTCTGGTTCGATCTCACAGCCGAACGGTGGGATGATATCCGTTATCTCATTGAGGTCACGGTTCTTACTCGGGAAGACTTCAACGCCCGCGTGAAAGGAAAAGGGAAGAAAGCTGATCGAGCTTATGATCCCAAGGTAGCAGAGAAGGCTTCTTTTGGAGCCTACCCTGAGTGGCTTCGAGATCGATTGAAAGACCAATCCCTGATGAATGATTCTTCAAAGGAAATCTTTGAGTGGGTCACGGTTTATGAGGTCTACGATTTCTCGGGAGAAGGCCGCTATTATCACTTCCTTGAGGATAATGATGAGCCTCTCTTTGGCGGTGAACTTCCTTATCGTTTCTGCCGGAATCCTTTTTATGAGCTTTCCTTCAACGACAATCTCCAGGACATTGGCGGGCTCAGTGATGTATCTCTAATCCAGCCAATCCTTGAGCGGTTGAACGAGTTGGACACCCTGATGCTTTGGTTCGCCCAAACAGCAATTCCCATTACAATGCTCAACTCTGGGCTGGTAGATAATCCAGAGCATATTCGGACTCAGATGCGTGATGCTACCTCTCCCGGATCAATCGTAGAAGTCGCAGGAAAAGCAAATGCCTCAATCCAAGACATCATCGGGCACACCCAAACCCCCAGTCTCTCACCCGAGTTCTCCCAAACCCGAGATCGGTGCATCCAAATCATTGAATTCATCTTGGGTATTCCGCAATACTCTCGGGGAGTTGTCGGTGTGGCTGATGTGGCGACCGAAGTCGCGTTGGCGGATACTGCGACAAGGACTCGGAATGGTCGTCGGCAAAAAGAAATCTACGACTTAATCTCTTGGCAAGCACAGACGATCACAGGACTCTACGAAGAGTTTCTCGCAGAAGATGAGATCCTCCCCGTTCGAATGCTTGCCGATGCTCAAGTTGTTGAAATCACCCGGGCAACAATGATGGCGCGGGAGATCCTTTCTGAGAAAGGAGAGGAGCCTTTAGAGTATGACTACGAAGCCATCCCTTATTCTCCCACAGAAAATAACCGACTCGTCCAACTCAAAAACCTCCAGCAGTTCTTCCCCCTTCTCCAAGGGAATCCCCAAGTTGATCAGAACACCCTGGTTCGTAAACTCTGCGAGTTATTACAAATGCAGGATGTCCTCAAAAGTGCAGACCAACTCGAACAAGAAGCTCAAGTAGCAACCCAAGAAGCTCAAGCAGCCCAAGCGAAGTTAGGGGCTCCTCAGGGAGGCGAAGATACGATTGCGACCGGAGGACTTCCTCCGGGAACTGAGCCCCCACTTCCCCAAAATCCAGCAGGATTTGGTCCGGGTGGCGGAGAAGGAAGCCCCCTCACAGGATTCGGCGGTGCGCCCTTTGAGTTGAATCCAAACATTCCGAGGGATCAATAATGCCTACATATACAGGCCGATGTACTGATTGTGGTGAGTTTGATGAAGTCATGCGAGCAACTGAGTACCTAAATCTCGGGGGCCTTTCTTGTCCTTTTTGTAAGAAGGAAGCAGTGACCATTATTCGGAATGCGCCAGCATTCATTGGTCCTCGAGGATGCCAGGCACTCCACATCGATCAGATTGGCCAGACTTTTCATACTCCTGAAGAGCAGAGAGCCTATTTTGCGAAAAGGCCCGATAGGGTTTTAGTTAGTCCGAACGATTCCTCTTTTAGAAATCTAAGGGATGACGCGCACAATAAAGCAGATAAGAAAGCTAAGACTTTAGGCTTCCGTGATCATGAGGATAGAAAGTCTTTCGCTCGAAAAGAAAATGCTCAACGGAAAGCGATAAAGAATGGTGATTTAAAGGTCCAAGTCTAAACTTAAGAATATGCTACTGGGCAAAGTGCCCAAAGTGTCATAGACTTAGCTTGACTATCTTGTCTCACTTAGGTAAAACCTGAACATCTCTCGGAGAAAACAAATGGCTGAAGAAAAACCCGCTTTTCTGGAAGAAGAAGGTCTCGCAGAAGAAGAGGCCGGAGAAACGTTAGAACTCGAAGGCGAAGAAGAAGTAGCCGAGGGTGAAGGCGAGGAAGAAGTTCTGGGCGAAGAGGAAGCAGCAATGGATTTTGCTTCTCCCACTGAGGCTCTTGCTGCCGCTCTTGAAGAGCACGGCGCAGACGCGGCTGCTCTCATGGAGTGGTTCGAGCAGTACGGCTATGAGTTAGTCGAAGCTGGTGGTGGAATGGAAGGAGCGGGAGGACCAGTAGAGTTCGACCTCATTTCAATGCGCAATAAAGCTGCCGCTGGTGCTTTCCCAGGTGAGATGGCGTGAGCGAAGAAGTTTCCCAGGCAGGAGCGGCCCCAGTCGAAACTCCGGCTGTCGTTGCTCAACCGGAAGCCTCCCAGGCTGCGGCAGATTCGAGCATTTCTGCGGAAGGAGTAGCGGCAGCCCCTGGCGGTGCGCCTGCTCCTACAGCAGCGGACGATGCTTGGCCTACTGTTGAGTGGAACTCTTGGAATGGAGAAATCGATTCTCTTCCAAATCAGTACCATGACTCTGCTCGTGGAATCTCAGATTATTATGAAAAAAGCTATGCTGAGAAAGCAGAAGAGATCTCCACGCTCCGTTCGATGTATGCAGCAATGCTCTCTGAGGACGAGGATCCTCGGGTCGGGTCGCTGGGAAAAGAGTTGGAGGAGCTACGGGCCCAATTGGATGAGCGCAATGTCGCTTACTCCGATCTGGAAAAAACTCTCTCTACAACAGAAGACAGGGCTGTTGGCGAATACGTCGACCGTTTCTGGCTTGACCATAAGGAACTCTCGGAGGACAAGAAAACCCTCGAAGTTTTCTCGAAGTTTCTGGTGGAAGAGAATGAGTACGGGGGGATGTGGGATGCCTACGTCGCCGCAGAGCTTGTTTCTCTCCCAAAAGAGGCGCTCCAAGTCGCGATTGACGCGAAGAAAGATGGAGTAGCCGACGAGTATGCACTCAAGTTAGCGAAGGCACACGCTCAACTTGAAGAAGTCAAATCCCAACCAGTTGCGCCCTCTGCTGAGGAAGTAGCTGCTACCCGGGCAAAAGCGGCAGCGGAGGCGAAAGCCAAAGCTCCCCGTACCGGGGCAAAGATTACGAATGGCGCGGTTAGGTCCGCTCGTCCCCAAGCGGCGAAAAAGACCGTGAACGACGCTAACTCGTTAGATGAAATGAGACTTCTTGCTGCTCGACGTGCATTTTCTGTGCATGGCGGGGGCAGGAGATAGCCGAGGGATTTCCCTCACCCCCCGTCACCCATAGAGGAAAAATAAGATGGCAATTAGTCCCGACGTAGTCGCGACCGCACTGCAAGATCTGGCTCCAGGGTACTCGGAATTGTTTTCTCTTTGGCACCCCCTCATGGAGCGGGTTGTGAAGCGGGGAAATACAGACCGAGCTACTTTGAAAGGCCCGTATCGTGAATTTGTGGTCGTATCTGGTGGTCCTGGTTCTGTTACGCAAGTAACGACTGGTTCCGAAGTTATCGCTGGAGGCCGTACTCAATCGGCTCAACGTGGTAGTTCTTATGCCCCCCGCATGATTTATGCGTTTGATGTTCCCGGCAAGGACCTCGCAGAGGCCAATGGCGAGAATGATCTGGCAAAAATCATCAAAGCGTATCCTGAGTTGGCTTTGTCCGACTTCCATGAGCGTATCGCAGATCAGCTTGGTTCCGGTAATGGTACTGGTGTTGGTGGTTTCCTCACCCTAAATGGTGATACGACCTACAACCCTGGACTTGCTGCCGCCCGAACTGGTGCTTTCGAGTTTGGAACGCAAGCTGCTCAGGTTGCTGCTGGTAACTCCGTGTTTGGCTTGAATAAAGCTACGACTGCGGGCTGGTACAACCAATACGGCCAGATCTCATCTTTCGCGACCGATGGTCGTGCGACGATGCGTCAGGTGTATTATGCTGCGAGCCGCCAAGGTTCTAAGGCAAGTGGTCCTGTTGACTTGCTCCTCGGTGATGAGACTTCTTATCTCAACTACATCGATGATCTTGACGACCAAGTCCGCGTCATGCGCGTTGAGGGTGACAAGTCTCCGAAGCAACTCCGTCAGGGAATTCCATTCCTTGAGGCAGACTTCTTCCTTGAGAACTCAATCGACCTGACTCAGTTCACTGCTGGTGGAGCCAACAATGGCGTCATCTACATGATGAAGACTGATACTTGGCACATGTACACACTTGGCCATGATTCTGGTATGGAGACGAAAGGCGATTTCGCTGTTCGCGGTCCTATCCGGATTCCTGAGCAAGACATGTGGCGTTATGAGTATGTTCTCAACATGGGCATGTACTGTGATCAACTTCGAGCTAACGGTGTTGTCACCGGCGGCGCAACCCCATAAACCCCTAAAGTCTTAAGGAGACTTATCATGGCTATTACAACTGCGGCTGGTATCC